AAACACGCACGAGGCCGAATGCTTACGGTTGCTTCTGTTTTGTCAGTCGTGGGAAAAGTAACGGAGATTAAAACGAAGGAGGAAAAGAAATGAAACAGGTGTTGTCATTTGATCAAATGAAGCATTTACAAGAACTTGGATTATACCATACCTACACCTTGCAGGACATTCTCGATAAGTTGCCTTGCTTCATCGGCAATGAAGTGCTGACCATGCAAAAACTTGCAGATAGCTATACATGCTTGTATATGGAATCTTATACTAAGTCTATGATAAAGATTACAGAGAGTAAAGAGCCTATTAATGCAGCCTACGATATGTTGTGCTGGTGTATTGAAAACGGATATGTTAAAGTTGGAAAGGAGGAATAACTATGGAAAATCATTTTAAAAATGTATTCGGTGTATATGATGGTTTACATACTGATACTTTAAGGCATATTCCCGAAATTAGTTGTTATAACCATAACTACTATATAGGATTGAAAAGGGGAAACAGTACGATACATGATTTGCTTTTTGCAGTAAGTAATGATGATAGTCTTACAGAGTGGTATATCGTTCTTGGAAATTGTATCAAATATATTGGATATGAGTATTCAGACAAAGGAGTGATTAATTTATCGGAGAAATAACTATGGGATTTACAACACCGTGCTTTATACGCAAAAATACCGAAACACTTAGAAAAAAGCTGGAAGAGTTGGGATATAACATACTTAATTCTGGTAATACAACCTTAGATGCACATAATTATGACGGCAATGGAAGTCATAAAAGCATTGAAGAAGGAAGAGCAATCATAACATCTTATGGGAATTTATATGGGGTGATATATGATATAGATACCGTAACCAAGAAAGGAAGGATTGATTGCGGAACGAATGAAGAACTTTTCCTAGCTATCGCTGCATTGAGGGATGATAGTAACTACATGCAGTGGTTTATAGCAGATTCCATTCTTAGCGTTTCTTATGGCGATTCTATTGGTAACGATCATTATTTCACAGAACTCAAAGGCATTATGTTCTTTTGGGATGAAAATTGGGATAATGCAACCATTATTTCAGGACGTTATCACAAGGCTACCGTAAACGAACTGATTGAACACTTTAAAATAAAGGAGGAACAATGAAAGCAAGAATAAAAAGAAAAATTCAAAAAAGACCATATTTATACAATGTAGGACAAGTTTTTAAAGCTTGTGATTGGCTTACTGAAATTCAGCGTGGAAATATAGTTTGGCATCGGTATCATTCATTCGGTACTATTACTAAACGTTTGTTAAAATAAATGATTAAACAATGAAAGCAAGAGTAAAATCAACAGGAGTTTTGGTAGATGTAACTCCCCAATTAAACATCAACCCTCAACATAGCAACGATTATTTATATGTGTGTGGTAACATGGTTTACAGAGAATGCGAACTTGATTTTTCAGCTATCGACTGGGAACAGAGGCGATATGAAGTAGCGAAAGATATTATTAAGGCTGTTATAGCAGATGACCGTGGGGGTTATTCTGATGCAATCGCTAAATATGCGGTTAATTGCGCTGATGCACTAATTAAAAGACTAAAGGAGGATAATGATGAGTGAGGAAGAAATACGTAATATAATCAAGATTAAATTGCAACATTTAAGTAAAGAACAGTTAATAGACGTTCTAACTGATATTTGTATGGTAATTCCTGCTTTTAGAATGTCACACGCTTTGAGTAGCTTGCAATGTACCAATATAAAAGATGCCATAGGTGGAGTACAACAAGTAAATGCGATTTTTAGTTCATTGCAACAAATAGCAGAGAAGGAGGTGAATAATGAATAGCGTACAGACACAAACACTTTCCATTAACGGAGATGGAGGTGGTGAAGCATATATTGACTTTTGTAATGGACAATTATGTGTTTCTGTTCTTATAGAAGGGAAACAGGCGGATTTTCATTTTGAGCCTGTTACTTTAGGAATGTTTGCCCATGCTTACAAACTGCATTGTGAAGAATGTGAAAAGAAGAAAGGAGAATAACTATGAAAGTGTTAAGAGATAAAACTCCTGTCGCTCGTAAAGAGCACAGGTGCAATTTTTGCGGTGGAGTAATTTCCGTTGGAGAAAAATACAACAGACAGACCAATGTTTATGACGGTTGTGTTTATGACTGGGTATCCCACTGTGAATGTTCCAAGTTAGCCTGTGAACTTGATATGTTTGATGATTGCGATGAAGGACTTGACGATGATGGATTTATTGATAGACTTAATCAGTATGTTTACGACAATCATTATGACGATAAAATAGATGATATTGCGAAGGATTGGCAATTACCACGTTATGAATTAGTAAAGAAAGTGTTGAATGAATTAAACAAGAAATAGTTATGACCGAAGAACTTGTAACATTAGAAACAGCGAAGTTGCTGAAAGAGAAAGGGTTTAATGAGTATTGCAAAGATATTATTAAAGAAGACGATAATCGGATAATGCAATCTTTGTTCCGAACAAATAAGAATTTGCCAAAATTGTGTTATAGTCGTCCCGCTCAGTCCATTGCACAAAAGTGGCTACGTGAAACTAAGAACTTGCATATCGAAATATCCTGTATGTATGAAAACTATTGGCTTTACGATATTCTGACAATACCTACCCATGACTTGATAGGATTGTCTGACAGGCCTATTATCCGTTATAATACCTACGAGGAAGCACTTGAAGCAGGTTTACAGGAAGCATTAAAACTTATATGATTATGGAAACAATATTATTTACAATTATATTTATTATCGCCCTATTATGAGTTGGCGATCTAACAATTACATTTAAGCCGTTTTCCATCTCGTTGCCCGGTTGGTATAAGCCTGTAGGTATCCTTCTATTTTTTCTGTCAATGGCGGTATATACTATAGGGGAATATACTAAAGGGTATAAGCATGGTTTCGATGATGGGATAAAGAATGTGTTGAAATACTTAAAAAGAAATGCACTTAATGGGAAATATAGCTCTATGAAAGCCCCAATCTGACTTTATGCCAAATTTGCGTGGCTTTCCGGCATTCTTAACTTATTGAAAATCGTATTTGAAGCCCCTAAATCTTTACTTTAGCGGTAGTTCACAATTTTGTGATAAGAAAAATAGAATATTTTGCGGCAACGTCAAAGAATTGCCGCTAATTTTTTACCTAAATATTTGTAGGTAATTAAATAATTACCTATCTTTGTAGAGTAATCAATAGAGAAAGTTATGCCTACAATCTTCATTTTATTTGGTTTTCGCTTCATGTTTTATGCAAACGACCATGAGCCTATTCATGTTCATGTTATAAAAGGAAATGTAAGTGCAAAATTTACATTGTTTCCCGTAACATTAGTAAAAAACAATGGTTTGAAATCGTCTGAAATAAAACTTGTAGAATCGGTAATAGAAGAAAACCAAGAAATAATAGCAGAACATTGGAATAAATTTTTTAACAAAACTAAATAATAGAGTTATGGGAAACATTGTAGTAGAAAAAGTTTGGCTGACTGATACAGCGGTGTGGATACGCACGACTGATGGTAAGGAGGCTTGCGAGCAATTTGCAGAGTTTCCAAGACTGAAATTTGCCACACCAGAACAACGGAACAATTTCACATTAAGTGATGATGGTATCCATTGGGAAGAAATTGATGAAGATTTGAGTTTTGAAGGATTCTTCATGGATAAGCCCTCCAATCCTTTATATGATGTATTTATTGCACATCCGGAACTGAATGCTTCTGCTATTGCTCGCCGATTGGGAATATCACAGAGTTTGTTTGCTCAATATGTTAGTGGAGTGAAAAGGCCATCAAAGGAGAGGCTTGAAAGCATTTTGAAAGTAATACATAAAGTAGGACAAGAATTAATATCTATACAAACAACATGTTAATTATAAATAAATTATGGATTATAATGAAGCTTTAGTTGTAAAAGGTAAAAATTTGAACCTTATTGGTTCTACCAATAATCAAGGTTTTGTCATAAGTCAATTAATCATAATTCCCTCTGATCCAAATAGTCAAAAAGAATTTATGAGACTATTTTTACAATCTATGAATTCTGATTCAGCAATACAACCTTTTATCAAAGAAGATTTAGAGGTGTGGGCTATAGATTTAGAACACTTAAGAAATGCAAATATCTTATTTTACGAACGAATCCTAAAATAAATAACTCATGAATATTTTAAGAAGATTCAAGTTTAATAAATTATCGGAAGTGTTTACCCCAAACACGGTGGCTAAACTATCATATGTCGTTCGTGATAATATAGAAAATGAGTTATCTAAAAATTTGACATTAAGTGGAAGACAAATTATACTTTATGGACATTCCGGAGGAGGAAAAACAACTTTGGTTCGTAGGAAAATAAGAGAGTTGAAAATAAACTATATAATGTCTCATTGTGAGACCAACACGACATTTACCGAATTGTTATTAAACGCTTTTGATGGTTTAAATAAATTTTATATATCTGAGAAAAACACAAATAGAAGTTATTCTATTTCTTCAAAATTGAAAGCAGAGTATAATAGTTTGCTTTCCGAGATTAATTCGACAATATCACAGTCTGAGAGTTTTAAATTAGTTAGAATTGTGCCCCCACAATTAACACCTCAAAAGTTAGCTCAGTTTTTAGGAGAAGTTCATGCTGTTTGGATTATTGAAGATTTTCATAAAATTTCAATTACTGAAAAACAAAGAATTGCAGATGTTTTGAAAGTATTTATTGATTCAGCTAATGATTTTCCTGATGTTAAAATAATATGTATTGGTGCTGTCGATACTGCTCGTGAACTGATTCAGCTTGATTCAAATTTATTTCCTAGAATATCAGAGATACACGTTCCATTATTAACAGATGAAGAAATTAAGTGCTTTATAGAAAAAGGTTGCAAATTACTTAGAATATCTATGTCTGATAAATTGATAGACAAGATAATATTTTACTCTAATAATTTAGGCTCATTAGCTCACCAAATGTGTTATGATATTTGTTTTTCAAATAATATAAATAGAACCTTAATATTTAAAAAATATATAGATGATGCATATTTTAAGAATGCAATAGAAGCATATATTAACTCTAATTCAGATACGTTGAAAAGTGTATATGATTCTTTGGTGAAGGATAAATTAGTATGGTACATTTTAAAATCATTTGTAATAGCAGGTAAAAGTATAAATTACAATGAAATTAAGATGAGAGTAAATAAAAGGAACAGGAACTATTTAGAAGAAGAAATAAATCAAAAACTGATAGAGCTATCTGATATAGAATGTAATATTATCAGATATGATGCTAATTCTGGCAAGTACTCTATATCTACTCCTTTTTGGGGGGCATTTCTTAAAATGCAATTCGCAATAGAAGACGCAGAACGAAATAGAGCACAAAAAAATAGGATTAACCCAAATTTGATTTTAAAAGATCAAAATGATGCCGATGCTTATTTATATAGCTTAATTCTAAAGCAATTAGAGATGCTAAAAAAACTTCAAGAATAATTTATTTAATATTTAGGAGGCTATAAATAGTGCGTTGTCAAATGTGTAAAGATCAGAGTGCTAAATCAGAAATAAATCAATTAGCATCACTGTTATGAGTAGAATTGGAAAAGTTGCAGTTAATATCAATTACTATTGGGATTATAAACAATATCTATTTGTATTTCTGAAGTTATAATCATTGCCATTATAAAAAATGAGATGATGATATTGATTATAATAAGTCATTCAAATCATTGTCAAGCGTGATTCCATTTGGTTTCACGCCTTTTTATACCATTCTCTAAAGTTTTTCTCAAATACTTTACAGTAACTTCCTAAAGTTTACTTATATTTCTTCATCTCCGGCAAATGTTTCCTTATGTCACTGATACGTGTTACGTCACTCGGATGCGTGCTCATGATCTCTGGCACTGAACCCGATCCGCCCGCCGACATCTTCTGCCAGAATGTGACAGCCCATTCGGATTATAACCAGCTATCGTCATAAGAATAAGCCCCATATAGTCAGCCTCGGTTTCATGTTTGCGTGAGAATGGAAGCATCACACCGTATTGTGCCCCAAGACCATAGACTATATTCCCAGCTTTCTGTATGGCGGCGGACTTTCCACTGAAAGCCTCCCCCAAAATTTTCGCTCCGTATTGTGCAACCAGCTGCTGACCCATACGCTCATTGCTATGCTTGGCACAGCGTGCGCCACTTCATGTCCGATAACTACAG